CCTTTAGTTTCTTTCTCTTCATTTACATCCTTTAGTTTTTTCTGAAGATCCATCAATTTATCAGTAGCATCTGCCACATTTTTAATTAATTGACCTGCAACCTCATATGCTCTAGGCATTTCACTTTCTTGTGCTAGTTCAAGAATACCATTAATTGCTTCTTGACCTTTTTCAATAATTGAGTACAGTTGTCCTCTAGTATACTTGTAATCCTTCTCAATGTCTACAGTTGTAGGATTGACTTGATTGGATACTGTTATATCTACTGTTTCATTATCCATAATTTAACCTCAATCCTCTATAGATCCATCAAATCCAAAATCATCACCAAACTCAATGAGTGCATTATCCTCTTTAGCATCAGTGTAATTGATACCAAAAACTTGTGCACCTTTAACATGATTTTGAACAGTGGTGTTATCTTGTGCTCTCTTAACAGTAAGTTTATTTCCTGTTACAGAGTCAACAAGCATTTCCTCTTGACCAACATAAATGTACTTACCTGCTTCTACCTTTGTTCCATCATCTACTTCTATAATAGTTTCTAGTAGATCTACATTCTCTGCTAATAGAGTTCTAACATCACCAGTATAGTCTTTTGTTGCTCTTGCTACTGTGCTATATGTAACACTTCTTTCTGGAACTCCACCAGTTCTTGAACCAGCAACATAACCAACTGCAACCTTCTTGATAACATCTCCAGTAACATCTGTGATAGGACCAAATAGAGTTGTTTTAGCAGTAAAACTTAATGTGTATATTAATGCTCTTCTAGTATCAAAATTTCCTTCATAATCATCTTCCATTGTGATATTATCTAAGTTTATAGCAACATCTCTTTTTTCTTTTAAATTACCTAAAAAATTAATTGGAAGTTGATATGCAGGTTGAAAGTAAGGAAGTATCTGTTCTATGATTTGAAGCATATCATCATTTAACTTAGTCATGATTGATAACTCAAATCTCATATTATATGGAACAGGAAGATAATTTTTCTTTACTTCAGCACCATCAGGAGTTTGATTTATTATTGCTTGTGTTTGAGTTGACTTTCTGGTTGGATCATACTGTAGTCCTAAGAACTCAAAAGACATCCTTGGGAGTGTAATAGAAACAGGTTTGTTTAGGTCTGCCTCTTGTTGCATTCTCGCCAAAAACTTCTGTGTTGGACCATATGCCAGTGGAACTTTAATTATGGAATTTGACTTTTTGATTTCAATTCCATTAAATAATGATCCAAATCCAATAATTACAGATCTGAAAACTTCGTTGTAAAAATACTCAAACATTATCTTATACCAATACAGTACTATTTAACGATTTTATTTTAGGGCATTCCAAAAGGATTTGTTTCTGTAAAGTCTAAAACAGCATCAGCTTCTGTTTGTAAGACATCATTTTCAGCAAATCCAGATACTTCATCATCAGTATTAACACTGAATATAGCAAATTTAGCACCAGAATTTTGTCCTATAATTTGCTCCCCATTATGGAAGTTAGATGATATACCAGATATTTCTAACTTATTAGTTGTGGCATTCCACTCTTTAACTCTTGCTGTTGCACCAGATGTTTGACCTTCAATAATTTCATTAAAGATATATGATCCAGTTCCAATACCAGAACCAGCAGCAGTAGGTGCATCAAATGTTATGGTAGGAATTGCTGTGTAACCTGAACCTGCATTAGTAATATAAGCAGCAGTTACTATACCAGAAGCATTGATTATACCAATACCTCTTGCACTTGTTCCAACACCAACACTTCCAGTAACTGTGAATGATGGACTGGTTGTATATCCTGAACCACCACTTACTATTGATACTACACCAATAGATCCAATGGTTGTAATACCAGCTGTAGCAGCAGCACCTACACCTGTTCCTTCAGGATCCTGAATTGTAACCATAGGTGCTTCAGTATAACCTGCACCAGCATTTGATAGATTAATTGCAACTATCTTACCATCAGTCAATCCAGTATCACAGTCAATAAATGTATTAGATATAGATGCAATACCAACAGCAGATATTCCTCCACTAGGTGCTGATGATATACCAATCAAAGGTTGAGGAGAAGATTTATATCCTGTTCCTACATTTCTTATTGTGATTCTATCTACTGCTCCACTAGCAACATATGTTGCAGTAGCAGTTGCAGTGACTGCTGCTCCTATCAGAGTTAATGTTTGAATATATCCTAGTTGTTCTACTTCATCATCAATTGTATCAACACCAGTGTCAATAACCTCATCCTCATATCTGAATAGTTCACATCTCAACTGATAAACATATGTTTTCTTGAGTTGATAGAATGGTTGTTCATGCTCAACATATTTGATTTCAAATAATCTATCACCTAATGGAAAATAAATTAAATCACCCTCTTTAGGTCTAGTTGATAATTCAATATTAGGAACATCTTTAATTAAAGGTGTAATATAATTTTCATATCTTTCTCTTGAAATAATTAAAGTTAAATCATCTACATTCTGTATTCCAAATTTTGATAGTAAAGTTCCTTGACCACCATATCCTTCATAACTATCAACATATGCTTCAATAGGATAAGCGCTATCAAATTGAGATTCTACAACCTCTCTGATTACAGTGTTCTTAGCAATATATCTTCTAGGAATATAATATACATCAACACCATATATCTTTAACTGTTCATTAATAAGATCTTGAACTAAATTTTGTTCACTAGGAGATCCTTGTAGAAAGTAGGGGTTAAGTGCCATATCATTATCCTATGAAATCTAAAGGTGGCATCTCATAGGTGCTCAACATTTGTCCTCTGATTTCATCTATTTCTCTTTGACCATCATCATATATTTGTCTACCATTTAATTCAGTTCCACCAGGTAATTTTACACCTTGAAATTTAATTAGATTTGAACCCCATTGTCTTTTAACTAATGCTGATAGATATCTTTTTAAAAATGGATCATTATAGACATTGGTGAAATCATCAGGATTGATTGCAGATGAACAATCTATAATTAAATAATCATTAGCACTTATTTCATTCCAATCTATATCTAAATATAGTCTATTTTGTCTTATATTAAATCTAACTTGTTTTTGAGTATTTAAAAGAAAATTAATAGTTTCTAAACGAGTCAATGCCATTGCATATCCTAATAATTCAAAATTACCAAAATTATACATGTCATTGAGAGCTAATTGATATTTAAAACTAAACATGTTAGTCATGCTTAATCCTTGAGAACTATCAAATCTGAATATTTTTTCTATACCAATTATATTAGGTGGAAGTTGTATATAATTACTGTTTTCATAGTAATCAAAACTTGTTGATACACTATTAATAGAGGTAGTAGCAGTTGTAGTAGTAATACCAGTTTGTCCACCTTGAGCTGGATCTTTTACTTTACCTCTGTCTATATCTTCTTGAGTTACTTTATATTTTAAAAATACTTTAGTTATACCATCATAATGTCTCTCTTGATAATACTGAATAGCATCATCCATTAAATCTTGTAACTGTTCTTCTGCGACATTAATTTCTAAGACAGGAGCTCCATTCTGTCTTAATGCATAGTCAATTAAATCTTGTCTTGAAGCAGGTTGAGCCATTTATACAATACTACCTTTAAGTTATTTATGGAGCAGAGGATATACCTCCCAACACCAATACATTTCCTTCTACTAATCTATAAATTGTTGATCCTGAACTAACTAACATATCCCATACATATCTACCTGGTTTTATTGCTCTTGTTGTTGTAGAACCCATTGATAAATTTAATTCACCACCAGCAGCACTAGTAAATCCCACTGTAAATGATGCTGTAGCTGGATTAGTAGCACCAACTGCAACAGACTTAACCATCTGAGATGATCCACTATATCCAGTAAAATTAAAAGCAGATTTATCTGGTTTTACAACCTTGAATGTTGACTTGAAGTTTGCTCCAGTATTAATTGTCAAATTAGTACTATATGAAACTCCAGCAGCTGGATCAAAAGTAATTGTATTATTGGCCATTATTACTTAGGAATGATTGAAGCATTGATTTAATATCACCAATGTCACTTGATAAATTGTCTACCTTTTGTTCCAGATGATTAATTCTTTCTTCTTTAGAAAGCATTTTATTTCTGGTGTTACTGTATCTTTCAAAGTCAGATTTACTTTTATTTACAATAGCACCAGTTACACTATCTCTGAATAATTCAGAATGATTTTCTACAGGTATTAAAGACATAATTAAGCAAGTGCAGTTGCACGAAGGTTTCTAAGTTGAGGAACAACAGCAGCATTTGTTGATGTACCTACAATCTTAATTCTAAACTGATTAAATGGTGATAAATCATCAGCAGTAAATGAGTATTCTCTGAATAATTCTAGAGTTGGTGTTTGAACATACTGATCTACCTTTGGAACTTTCAAGTTAGATTGACCATCACTCTTAGTTTGACTGATAATCTGTCCATTGATGTTTAGATTCTTAAATCCAGGGAATGGAGTAAAGATTACATCATCTAACTTTTTATCCTGATTAACAGCATAGAAAACTCTAAGATCACATAAATCAGGAACATATCCATCTATAATAACTTCTAGAGAAGTTGCTGGATTTTCTAAGATTATATTTTTAGTAATATAGAAGAATCTATCAGGATCTTCTCTTACACTATTGACTCTAAGATCATCCTCATAACTTGATACTGGTTTGTTAATTCTATTATTAACAAATGTAATAGCAGCATGATCTAAATTAAGCATTGGAGACAAGTCTGAATTTCCTGTTGCCATATCAATTAAGACAGATAAAGATTTATTTCCTGGTAAATCAGTTAAATAAGCATCTTCATTTATCTGAGATGAAACCTGTCTGACTGAATCAAAATAATTTGGTTCATG